GGGGCACGCTGGGTGGCTGTGCCTGACATGGTGAGGATTTCTTCTTTTGTGAATCCTGCGGTGATGAGTGTGATTAAGTTGTCTAATGTCATATCTTATAATCCCTCCTGAGATATTTTTTATGAGAAAAGCCTGTGGAAATGATACAGTCATGTTCGTATGTGACTGCATACCAGTTTCCAGAATAGCATCCTAGACAGATGCATTTCGTTTTTTTCGGCATTTCTGCGATAACTGTTCCGTCTGTACTAGGCTCTGCCCTGATCATCAGAGGCTCTGTGTTCGTTTCGACGATATACACACCTCTGATATTTTTGTTGTAGTTAATCGTCATTTTTTTCACTTCCTGTAATATGGTCTGTGAGTTTGGTTAGTGCCTGAGTGTTGTTGTTGAGTGCGTCTGTCATGTTCTTCATTTCTTCCTTGTGAGCATCCGTTTCTTTCTGCCATAGGTAGAAAGTAGCGATAAGGCAAGCGCAAGGCACACCAATGTTACTGATAAGAGTTGATAACGAGTTAACGTCCATATTTCACCTCCATTGATTATATTTAGCACAACATATAATATGTTTCACGTGAAACATTAAAGAAAGGTGAGAAATGTTTCACATGAAACAAAACATATGCAGGCTTTGACACTCTGCATATGTTACGAAAGATTAAGTGCTACAAATTCTTGAGTTGTACATACTCATGCACATTGGATCATTATGATCCCACGCTCCCAACGTGTTGTACGTGTGCCACGAACACTTGTCTTTTCTATGAAAGATAATATCAGATATAAAGCACAAAGTCAATATTTATTTTTAAAATATATCTCAAATAGAGACTTGCTTGTGATATCCTCAAACA